TGTTGGTGGTGATGCAATACTGATACACGTCATCCTGCTGGAACACCAGCAGGTAGTGCGTCTGCAAGTCCCTCCCCGGAACCAGCAGCGTGTTCACCTCCCCGCGCTCAATGTTCATTGGCGGTCTGGGTTTTGCCAGTAGCTCACACGGGTGATGATGCGCCCCGTGTTCTTCACCTCCTTGCTGCGCGGCTCATAGTTCACATCCGTCTCGTATGCTACGCGGATCGCGTTCGTATCAGCCAAGCTCTCCACGTACCGGATAAGCTCACCACGCCGCGCCTCCGCGCGTGCATCGGCCTTGCCCTGCAACGCGCTCAAAGTCTTGCCGTCCACCGGCGCGTATTGGTCCCCCTGCTTCACAAATACGCCGTTTCGCGTAGCGCCCGCCATCAGGTCCATGTAAGCGTGGGCAATGGTCTTCCACGCGAGAAACTTCTTCGCGTAGCTGTTGTAAAGCGTTGCCAGCGCGGTATTCCCGTCAAGGGTCGCATCGTTCACCGGGTCGGCATCTTCGATCTGCCCGTACAGCGTCTCCCCGAGCGTCTGCTTCAGGTCGTGTTGGGCGTCATAAATGGACGGCTCCAGCTTGCGATCCTCAACGTTCGCGTCGAAGTTCGTCAGCGTCTTCACGGTCCCCGCCGTGATGATCTTGGTATCGTCCCAGCTCATCCGGGTATCGGGTTATCGTCCTGCGTGTCGTTCGTGTCCGTGGTATCCTGTTGCGGGTCCGTTGCATCGGCCCCATCCGCCGCAGGCGTGCCCGTGCTCGTGACGCTCACCAGCAGCATCTCGCCTTCTTCGCCATCCAACGGCTCATCGCCGCGCATTTCCCGCGCCTCGTTCACCGTCTGCGATGCCATCAGGATCTTCTCACTTTGAACCGGGTCGAACACCTCAAGCGGCGTGATCTTCGCCTCCCACACTTCAATGCCCTCCAAGTTCATCAGGCGGACGAGGTTGCGCGTGATCAGCTTTTGCTTTGCCGCAACTACGGTGCGCTGGAATTGCTGCAAGCGTTGAGTGATGGCCTCGCCCTGCGAAGTGAGGCCCTGCTTCCGCTCCTTCATCAGCAGCGACGGGATGCCGAAGGTGTCATATATCACCTCCGCTGTCTCCGTGCGCATTTGGTCAAGCTCGCCCGCATGGTTAGCCCGCTCCAATACCTGAAAGAACGGAGGCTCTTCCCCGCTGGTCATGGTGAAGTGGAACATGCCCCTCCCCATGCTGCCGGTATAGGCTTTCTCGATCAGTTCGTCGTGCTTGTCAAGCTCCGCCTCCGTGCCATCGAAGTACGTGCCCAGCATCACCGCAGGGGTGAACCCCGTGTCAAGCTGCGTGCGGTTGTATCGGTCCACCTTTACCCATACCTCCGCCGCCGCTTTACAGCCAAGCCAAAAGATGCGGCCGTATACCGGCTCCCGTGGGCGGTATTCGCGGTCGAACAAGATAGCTTCCGCATCGGCGCGGCCCCGATCAAATGTGGGGATGGAGCGCGGGGTCCACTTGCCCGTGTTGTTCCGCATGGTCTCCGTCCAATCGTCGGACCAATACATCGCCGGGATCTTTCCGCCTACCGTCTTGGCCGCACGGAAGCCCATGCGGTCCCAATGGTCAAGGCGCACAATAGGCCCGGCCGCACGGCGCACACCCCACGTCAGGCCCAGCCCATGCGCCAAGTCATAGCCGGTACGGAAAAGGAACTCCTCCTCCGTGCTGTCCCCCATCCATTCCTGAAACTTGTCCTGCGCCTCTTTGATCTCGTTCCCCTCATTGTCGTAGAAGCGGATGCCGTTACCGGCAATGAACTCGGCAAGCGTGGTGATGGATCGCTCCAGCGGCGCACAGTTGTCCACCAGCGTCCGCAGTTCCTCCGGGTACAGGTTGTCCCGACCGTGGAACACGTATGGGTACGTGCTCAGGTCTTCCTTTGGCACGTATGGCCCCACCGTTGGCTCGCGCATGTAGGCCATGAACTTCACGCGCGGCGCTGCCTTATGTAGTTTCTTTGCCATGTCCTTAGCGAAAGGGGCGGGCCAGTATGCCCGACCCGCCCCCCGCATTGGTATTTCTCCGGGTTACGCTTTCACGAACACCTTACCGAAGAGTTGGTGTCCGGTCCGCGCCTCGTGCATCGCGATGGACGCGATCACGGACGGGTTGTTCAGGTTGTCGTTGGATACCTCGAAAAGTCCGGGGATAAGGATGCGCTGACCCTTGTAAAGTTTCCACTTCACAGGCTTGGGTTCAACCTTCGCCGGTACCGCTTTCTTGGTTTCCAACTTCGGCGTTTCCATTAGCTGCCTACCACTTTGGAGGTGATGTTAGCAAGCGTAGTCGTTGCATCGGTATCAAAGAACCGGCGCGTCTTCTCGCCCACCTGCGTCTCGCGAAGCGTCACAAATTCACCAAGGCCATCGGCCTCCGTGGTCATCGTGTTCACCTTCATTTGAACGCCATCGTTGTACCCCAGCAGGATGAAGCGATCGCCCTTGGTGCGCACGATGCAGCCGAGGCTCGCACCGTTCAGGTCGTTCACGAAGTCACGCGCCGTGGGGCTCAGGTCCGTGAGGTTGAAGTCCACCTCGTGCGTGTAATCCGTGCTGTCCGTGTCGTTGTCCTGCTTCTCTTCGCGGACGATCACCGAACCTTTGCGGGCAACAACTTGGTAGTAGCCTGCGCCGCCCTCAAAGGTGATGTCCTCCACGATGTTTCCGGTACCGGCGACGAAGGCCGTCACTTGGTCACGGTTGAAGAGGTAGAAGGTGTCATACGCACCCGGGGTTTCGCCGGGGCACGCGGGACGGCCAATGCCGTCTGTGATGTTACATGCCATGTTCGGTCAGTTGTTAGGTGGTCGGACCCCACATCTTCAGGTTGCTGCCATCCAGCGCGCGCCAGCCGCAGCCCACCTTGAAGCGGTACTTCCAACGGATCGTGTCCTGATCGTCGGCGATCCACACCTTCAGGTTCTGCATGTCGCTTTCCAGATCGAAGGCGATCACTTGGTTGTTGCGACGGCTCAGGATGATCGTGCTCTGCGGGATCCATGCCTGCGTGATCACCGGAACGTTGTAGCCCGGCATGTTGAAGGCGCTGAACGCGTTGTTCTGAAGCGCAGCCAGACCCGGAACGATCTCCGGCATCGACTGACCATTCAGCTTCAGGTAGTTCTGCCGCATGTACTCCCGGTTCAGCGGGTTCATCACGATGTAGCAGTTGCCCGCGATCAGGTCAGCGGCAAGGTCGCTGCCGGTCACGCTCTGCGTGTTCAGCGCGGCCTCGATCAGCGAAGTGCAGATGTTGTAAACACCCTGCGCATCGGTACCGCCGCTGCCGCCGTTGGTCGGCGTGGTGCTGCCCACGATACCGCCGCTCGGGTTGCTGGAGGCGTTGTACGTACCCAGCGTAGCGGCCAGCAAGCTCTCGTACCAGCCCGTGAAGCTCCACGCATCGCCGCTCTGATCGCCGCGCCAGAAGTTGATGGCAAGGCGCTTTCCAAGGCGGCGCTGGATCTCACCAACAAGGCTCGACTGCCATACGCCCAAGCTGGTATAGTTCTGCCCTGCGGGCATACCCAGCGCGGTGAAGTACGTCTCGTAGTCCTCACCATGCGGGCAGAAGCTATCCTGCACAAGCCCTTTCTTCAGGGTGATGGTGGTCTGCGTGATCGTGGTGTCGTTGCCGTTGTCGAAGTCATCGGAACAGGCAGCGCCGTCAGCGATGGCAACCGTGCCGGAAAGACGCGGGAAGGTGAAGGTGTTTTCCTTCACGTTTGGAACAGCGGTGCCCACCGCGTTGACGAAGGGCATCACGTCATTTGCGAACAGCGCCTCGGTCCAGAAGTCGGTCCGGCGCTGCTCATTCACAAAGGCCGTCAGGCCGGAGAATGTATTTGCCATGTGTTAGGCGTTGGTTTTCTTGGTGAGTTCGGCCACCTTTTGCTGCCATGCGGTCAGGGTGCGCTCGATACGCTCTTCGTTCTTGGTCATCTTGCGCAGCTCGGGAGCGGCGGGAGCGCCCGGCACAACGGCCGTGGTTCCATCGGGGAGCGTCTGGGCCACGATGGGGGTCTTCTTCAGGGTCTCCACTTCGGCCTTGGCGGCTTCGGCTTCGGCCTTGAACTTGGCGGCAAGGTCAGCGGAGGCTTGCACGGCGCTGGTGGCTTCCGTGACCTTCGCCTCGGCCTCCACCTTGGCGGCTTCGGCGGCATCCTTCGCGGCCTTCAGTTCATCGCGCTCCTTGCTCAGAGCGGCGATCTGTTCGTCAAGGGCTTGCACCCTGTCCGCCTCCTGCGCTACCACGGCATCGGTCGGAACCTCAAGGGCACCGCCGTTCACCGCAGCTTTGATCAGGTCGGCTACGCTCACCTTGAGGGCGATCGTTCCTTTGTTTTCCGACATTGGTTTGTTGGTTAGAAGCGCCGCCAGCTTGGCCTGCGCGATTGTTCCATCGAAGAAGCCAAGCTCCACGGCCTCGGCCGCGTCCATGAAGCGATCCTCCGCCATCAGTTTGGTGATGCGGTCCTTTCGCTTGCCGGTGATCTTGGCGAAAATCTCCACCTGCCGATCGTTCATGCTGTCCAGCACGGCCTGATCCTTTTCGTCGGGTTCGGCGGACACGCTGAAGGCGTTATGAACCATCGCCATCGAGCTTTCGCCGATCAGGCGGCGGGAGCACCCGGCCGCAACGATCATTGCGGCGGAAGCGGCCATGCCGTACACGCGGGCCTCCGCATCGAAGCGGTTGCTCGGGTCGGTCAGGTAGTCGTAAATGGCGAAACCGGCGAAGGCATCGCCGCCGCCGGAGAAGATGGAGAGGGTGAACGTTTCGCCCTTCAGGCCGCTGAGTTGGCTAATGAGCCGTTCGGCGGTCCATTGGGAGATAGGCTCCGTCATTACAAGCTCAAGGCCGGATGCGGAGCGGTATTCGCGGGCGATGGTTCGCGGCATTGCCCACAAAGGGACACAATGCGCGCGCGGGCACTAGGGCGAAGGAATACCTATAAAAGCAAAACCCCGGCGCGTGGCCGGGGTTGCTTTGGGCGTTGCCGCGTTACGCGGTCACGGCTTGACTGATTTGCACAAAACCCATATCGGCGTAGAATGCACTATCGGATTCGGATGTGCGAACTACATGACCATCTGGGTTCTGCATAAAGAACGAACCGACACGCGGAGCACCAGACATCGAATACAGGCGGTTGGCCATTTGTTTCATGCAAGTGTCCGTCAATGTTTGGTATCCTGCAAAGGTCTTGATCATCATGTGCGTTCCTGTTGCAATACGGCGCTTTAGCATTGCGCGCTTCCAATCAATCTCGGCTTGATATTGCGAAATAGCCGCCTCGACCTTGCGGCGGTTGGCTTGCGTCTTAGCGCCATAGCAATACTGTGCCGCACAGCACTTGCCCCAGTTTTCCGTCATGTTCGCAACCGTATTGCCATCCTGATCGACAACGGCCATCAATACACGCTCCTTCGGGCACATTGTGCCGCATCGGTCACATTCGCCGCTATCGGCTGCACCAATAGGACGAAAGCCCTTGATCTCGATGTAGATGCTCGTGCTCATGGCGTGTCGGTGTTGTCGTTCGTTGATGGCACAAAAGAACACTAACCACCCCGAACCATTGTCACGGAATTGTCAGACTTTTGTCATAGCCGTTGACAAACGGCTACGGCCTCAGCTAACGATAAGCCGCACGGTCCGCTCGTGCATCCCGTACTCGTCTGCCAAGTGTTGACAGGCGTCATACACCCCCACGTTCGTGTTCAACAGCCGCAGGAAGAACTGCGTCTTCAGCACATGCCGCCGCGCCAGCACATCGTCAAGCGTCCCCATGTCGAACAGGTAGCGGATAGCCCGCACCCCATCCTCACCGAACGCCTGCCGGATCTCTTCTTCTAGCTCCTTTCGGACCTTGCTCATGCTCGTGAAATTTCGGCCACCTGTGCGGTGCGCCCCTGCACTTTGTTGATCTCCTCCACGCGCACGAAGATAGGCTGCTGGGCAAGGGCTTGGTTAGCCGCGTTCGTCTCCACCTGCAACACGCGGTTAGCAATCGCCCCGAGGCCGATCGGTACGCTCAAGCCCGTAGACTTGGTAAAGGTGTAGGTTGTGTTCACCGGGCCTCCCGTGGCGAAACCCGGGATGCCAAGTTCACGGAAGATGGAAGACCCCGCGCGGCGGCGTAGCTCCGCCTGCTGTTCTTCGTTCATCACCACCTCGCCGGTCTTCACGGTAACGAGGCGGTTGTCGCCATTGCTGCGGCGGATGGGTACGCCGTGGGATGGGCGGACCCGTTCGCCGGAGATAAGAC